GCCGGCGCCCGAGAAGACGACTCCTCGGAGCCGTCTGTCGGCTGCGTGGAACGACGAGGCCCGAGCCGGTCGACGGATCGCGCTCGGGCCTCGTCACACGTGAAGCGTTGCGGCGCAACGGGTTTATCGTCGCCGCCGTTTAGGGTTTACGGGGTTTACCGTTTAGCTCGTTTAGGGCTCCACCGCATCCACCGCCACCGCTGCCCGCCATGGTTGGACCATCGGCGTCGAGCACCGCCGTGGGCGATCGAACGCCTGTTCGATGGACGCCTGTTCGATCGAACGAGTGTTCGGCTGCCCCCGGTCGACGCCCCACCGGCGCCGGCGCCCCACGGGCGCCCGACGACCGACGGCGCATCGCCTCGCGTCAACGGTTCGCACGCCGCGCGCCCAGCTCCCCCGGGCGCCCCTAGGCGGTCGTGCTCGACGACGGTACGCCCGTTGCCGACGGTATGCGGTTGTCAATGTGCAACGCGCGAGCTGCGCGCCAGTCGCCTAGCGACCACGGAAAGCCACGGGCGCGCGCGGCGACCGTGGCTGACCGTGATGACTAGGCGGCCGCGAGCTCGAGCAGGTCAGCCGCGTAGGTGGCCCGCTCGGCCGCGAGATCGGCCGCCCGCCACTGCGCGCCGATCTCGGTTGCGGCTTCCTCCCATGCGAGGAAGTGCGCGCCCCGCGCGTCGACGTCGTCGCGGGCGTAGATCACACAGAACCGATCGAACGCAAGCGCCCGCATGGCGTCATCGTCAGTGTCGTCTATCGGGTGAGCGTCAGCGCCGACCGTGAATCGGTCGGCCGATTCGCAGTGCTCGCGCCATGCGTCGGTGATCTCGCCGATCAACCGACGGCACGAGCCGCACGCCACGACAGGGGCGCCCGACGCGACCAAGAATCCTGGCACGTCGTCGGCCTTGACGACGTGCGGCGAATTGCCGTCGTTGTCGGCCATGTGCTCGACCATCTCGGCGCCGTACTCGGCCGCCCAGTCCGTACTACCGTCGGAGATGATCCGATCAAGGTTCATCGCGCCGAATCGCAGTGCGGCGCAATCGTTGCAGTGCGTGTCTGCGTCGTAGGTCCACGCCACGACTGGAACGGTCGTGCGCCAACCATTCAACGCGAACGAGATATCGGAATGGTGCGTGTCCAGCGTCATCGTTATGGCCCTTCCTGTAATCGGTCCCTAGTGACCGCGGAAAGCCACGGGCGCGCGCGGCGACCGTGGCTAACCGTGACGGCTAGGGCCCTACTGGTGGTCGGGTCCAGCACGTCGAGCGCCTCCAGTCGGCTCGACAGCTACTAGCGCGCCGGACATGTCGCCCCCGGCGCACCACTGGAACCGGCCACGACGAATCGACCGCCGGTCCGGATGCGCCGGGAACGCATCACCATCGCTGACCGTGCGGACGGCGCCGCACCCGTCGGGGCACTCAGTAGGCCCGTCGCCGTGGTCGATCTCGAATAGGCACCGCGCCGACGGCGTTGGGTCGCACCCGTCGCACCAGTCAGCGCCGCACGTCCCGCACGAAGTCTGTTCGTGCACTCCGGCGCCCCCGCACGCGCGGCACCGGTACGACATTTCCCGACATCCTTGGGGAGCGAAAGTCTCAGCCCCGCATCCCTCGCACGGGATCCGAACGCCCGTGTTCCGCACTTCGGCGCTCACAGTGCGCCCCCACCATCGCCGCGCATCGCGTCAATGCACTCGTACCAGTTGACCCGCCATAGCGAGCCAATATCGGCGGCCGCGTCAGCCAGGGCGGACGGCCATTCGTCGCCGTACTCGTCGGCGTATCCCGACCGCGTGAACAGTGACTCAGCCCAGTTCCTGAGTGCGTCGGCCGCCGTCGTGTGCACGAATGCCGTGCGCATCTCGTCGTCGTCCGGCATGTCGGGCCCCCACTCGGCGCCAGCGGCGGCCGTATGGACGCACTCGCGCGCACTGCTGTAGAGCCCTTCGTCGTTGTCTACGTAGAGCATGAACGCCCACGTTTCGCGGTTCGTCCACCCGTTGTGACGGTCGTTGGTCTCGGTCATCGTCATGACTCTTTCTGTGATGCGGCGCCCCTAGTGGTGCCGTCGTGCCGCGCCCCCGGATCGCACGAGGGCAAGCGCACTAGCGCGCGGCGACGATCTCTACGTCGTGGTCTAGCCGCGCCCATGTCCCATCGGGGAACGTGACGCAGGGGTACATGCCGTTAGGCGTGAAGTGCGTGATGGTGCCGACCGAGCGAGTGCCGTCCCATGACGTGTGCACCGCATCCAGTCCGGTCCACGTCTCGCGGTAGGCGTCGCTGCCCTCAGCCGCGAGCCGGCGGGCGCTGAGTGTCGTGCGTCGAGTGATCATCGCCATTCCCCTTGCCTAGTGGCGCGCCGTCGTGCGCGCCCCATAAGTGTCCATCACCTAGACAGTAATAGCAAGGCGAACACGCCATTACCTAGGCGCCCCAGCGTGCAGCTCGCACCGGCATCGCTCGCCTATTGGGCCGTGCGCCATTACCACGGCCACCAGCTCGACGCCCGCACAGCCACGCACAGCAGCTCGACGCGCGCCCGGCGCGCCGCAGCTCGACCAGTCAACCGACGACCCACCATGGCCGTCAGGGCCCCGCCACCGGGGGGCAGGAGCTCCCCCTGGGCCACGCGAGCCCGTCGGCGCGAGGCTCCGCGCGCTGTGTACGGGTTCCGAGGCTTTCGCCCGGCCCCCGCCGCCGCTCACCCCCACCGAGGGGAGATGTATTTGTGTAACCCTCCTGGACAGAAATGGTCACGAGTGCTCAGGAGGGGTCGGTGCCGCGCCTGACGGTCTGCCCAGCGGCGGGGTGCCCCGAGCTGGTGCCCCTGGGTCAGCGCTGCGATCGGCACAAGCGGAAGCCGTGGTCGAACACGTCGCGTCGCAACCTCGAGCGGCCGGCGGACTGGCCGAAGCGTGTGGGCCAGGTCCGTCACCGCGACAAGGGCAGGTGCCGATGGCCGGGGTGTCGTCGCAAGGGTGACGAGGTCGATCACATCGTCGAGGTGGCCGACGGCGGGTCGTGGGAGCTCGACAATCTTCGCCTGCTGTGCACGCCGCATCACAAGGCGAAGACCGCGGCTGCGCGGGCGGCGCGCGCTGAGCGACGGGCGGGCTGACGTGCCAGGCCCCGCACCGAAGGATCCCGCAGCGCGTGCTCGACGGAACAAGACGTCGACGAACGCCGTGCTCAAGCGGCCGACCGAGCCGATCATCCCGGACCTGCCCCCGAGTCCGGGCGGTCGCCGGCGGTGGCGTCAGTCGACGCGGGACTGGTGGGCCTCGTTCTGGTCGTCGCCGATGGCGACGCAGGTCGACACCGACAGCGAGTTCCACATCATCTTGCGGTACGCGATCCTCAAGGACTCCCTCGAGCGGGCAACGGACGAGGGCCTCGTCGATCGCATGGTGAAGCTCTCGGCCGAGCTGCGCATGATCGAGAAGGACTACGGGATGACGCCGATGCCGCGTCGTTCGCTGCAGTGGCAGATCGACTGGTCGCAGGACCGCAACGACGCACGCAACCAGGACCGAGACGCCGACGCGGACCCCCGGGGTCCGGGCGAGGCGGCCCCCCCGCGTGAGCGACCAGAGGATCCGCGGCTTCGTCTGGTGGTGAGCTAGCGATGGCGCTGCTCGAAGTGCCAGCTCTTGACAATCCGCCCTGGCCGTCGCTTGGCGGACAAGTTTGTCAGTGGATCGAGGACAACCTCGTCTACGGCCCGGGCGACAAGCGCGGCGAGCCCTACAAGATCGAGGAGGAGTTCAAGTACCAGATCTTCCGCATGTACGAGGTCCACCCGCAGGGATCGCGCGGCGCCGGCCGCCGACGGTTCAACCGCTGTGGCATCAACATGCGAAAGGGCCTCGGGAAGACCGAGAAGGGCGCGATCATCGCGGCCTGCGAGCTGCACCCGGACGCCCCGGTGCGCTGCGACGGTTTCGACGCCTACGGCGAGCCGGTCGGCATCGGCGTGCGCGACCCGTACGTGGCGATGGTCGCGTACACCCTCGAGCAGACCGACGAGCTGGGCTGGAACGTCCTCCGCACGATCCTCCTCGAGGGGAGGAACAACGTCGCGGACTGCATGGACGTGCAGATGGAACGCATCATCGTGTTCAACGCGCAGGGTCGGCCAGCGGGCAAGGCGGAGCCGTTGACGGGTGCCCCGAACGCTCGTGACGGCGCCCGGACGACGTTCCAGGACTTCGACGAGACGCACCGGATGACGACGCCGCGTCTCATGAAGGCGCACACGACGATGCTGCAGAACACGTTCAAGCGGCAGATGGCGGACGCCTGGACGCTCGAGCACACGACGATGTTCGACCCGACGGAGCAGTCGGTGGCATCGAACACGCACGCCTACGCGGAGGAGATCCACAAGGGCGAGATCGCGGATCCGCGCCTGTTCTACATGTACCGCTACGCGCCGCCCGAGATGCCGATGGACACCCCGGAGCAGGTCCGGGAAGCCCTCGTCGAGGCGTCGGGACCGGGCATCTCGTGGTCGGGCGACATCGACGGTCTGGTGGCGCACTGGTTCGAGCCGAAGACGGACCAGCCGTACTACCGCCGCGTCTGGTGCAACCAGAAGTGGTCGGGCGCCGGCAAGGCGTTCGACTCGGTGAAGTGGGCCGAGCTCGTCGGCCGTCTCGGCGTCGACGTCGACGGCAGCGAGTCGCGCGTCGTGGGGATCCTGCCGCCGCGGGAGAAGATCGCGATTGGCTTCGACGGCGCGCGGACGTTCGACACGACGGGGATCATCGCCTGCCACCTTGAGACGGGCTACCTGTGGAAGGCGGGCATCTGGAAGCGGCCGGAGAAGGGCGCGGACGCGATCTCCGGCGGGGCCGAGGACGACGACTGGGAGGTTCCGGTCAAGGAGGTCGACCAGGTCGTCCGTGAGCTGTTCAGCCGCTACAAGGTGTTCCGGATGTACGGCGACCCGTACTACTGGACGACGGAAATGGACCGCTGGCGCGGCCTTTTCGGCAACAAGAAGGTCATCACCTGGGACACCACGGAGTACAAGAAGACCGGCCTGGCGTGCGCGTCGTTCGCGCAGGCGATCAAGGCCGGCCTCCTATGCCATGACGGCGACGCCGACTTCACCGAGCACATCGGCAACGCGGTCAAGCAGGTGACCAACTTCCGCGGCGACGACGACGTGCCCCTGTGGGTCATCTCGAAGGAGCGCCGCGGCTCCCCGCTCAAGATCGACCTCGCCATGGCCGCCGTCCTGGCGTTCCAGGCCCGCAACGACGCCATCGCGGCCGGCGCACTCAAGCGCGGCTCCGGACTCTCGTACTCGTTCAACTAGGAGGACGCCATGGCCGCCAACGAAGACGCGTCGCCGCAGCGGTGGGTTGCTCGACTCGCTGACAAGCTGCGCCAGCAGGCGAGGGTCGTCAACTGGAACGACCGTCAGTACGACGGCGACCATGACCTGCCGACGGCGAACGTCTCGGACCAGGCGCTGTTCCGGTACTTCCAGCAGATGAGCCGCTCCAACTACGTCGCGAAGGTCGTCGACGCTCCCGCTGACCGGCTCGTCGTCACGGGACTGCGCGTCGGGTCGGACGCGGAGAACGACGCGGCGTGGAAGCTGTGGCAGCGCTCTTACCTCGACTCCGACCAGCCGGCCCTGACCGCGGGCGCGATGTCCGGCGGCATCGCGTACCTGTCGGTGTGGCCCGATGAGTCCGGAGTGCCCGCGCTCGCGCCGGAGCACGGATCGCAGGTGACTCACATCCTCGAGCCCGGGTCGCGGCGGAAGGTCGCGGCGGCCCTCAAGGTGTTCCCCGACGAGGAATCGGACGAGCTGTTCGTCGAGCTCTATCTGCCCGACTACATCGCGCGGTTCACGGCGCGGTCGATCGACTCGCTCTCGTACCCGAACCAGCTCGCGGTCGACATCGTCGACAACCCCCATGGCGTCGTGCCGATCGTGCCTGTGCCCAACTCGCTCGACCTTCGCAAGCGGTGGACGACCGAGATGGCGGCCGGACTGCGCCCGCAGGCGCGCATCAACCAGACGCTCCTGAATCTCATGGTCGCCGGTGAGACTGTGGCCTTCCCGCAGCGTTGGGCGACCGGTGTCGAGGTGGACAAGAACCCCGACGGGACGCCGAAGCGCCCGTGGCGTTCCGGCCCGGACTCGGTCATGGTCGACGAGAACATCGAGGCGAAGTTCGGGCAGTTCATGGAGTCCCGCCTGGACGGCTATCACTCGTCGATCCGCGGCTTCGTCGAGGAGATCGCCGCGACGACCGGCACGCCCCTGTTCAGCTTGTCGGCCAACCTGGCGGTACCGCCGTCGGCGGAGGCGCTGTCCGCGATGGAGTCGAGCCTCGTCTCGAAGGTCGGGAAGCGGCAGCGCACGTTCGGTGAGTCGTTCGAGGACGCCATGCGGATCGCGCTGCAGATGCAGGGTGCGGAGCCCGGGCAGTTCATGGACATGGAGGTCATCTGGAAGGACCCGCGGGTCCGTTCGGACGCTGCGGTCGGCGACTACCTCACGAAGCTCAAGTCGGTCGGCGTCCCCGAGGAGGCGCTGTGGGCGGAGGCCGGCGCGACGCCGCAGCAGATCCGCGAGTGGCGCAAGATGGCGATGTCGCAGGCGTTCCGCAACCTCGTCATCCAGACCGGCCAGCAGCGGCAGGCGGAGCAGGCCGCCGCCGCGCCAGCCCAGCCGGCGGCGCAGGACACGGCGGCGTAGTGCCCAGCGACGTCGGGCGGGCGTTGAGCCTGCAGCAGCAGTACGCCCTCGAGGTGATCGCCGAGCGGTGCGGTGAGATCGCGGCGGCGATGCTGCGCGAGTACGCCCGATCGGCGACACCGGAGCAGGTCGACGACTTCGCGGAGCAGTACGAGGCGCTGATCCTCGGCGCGATGTTGGCGGCGGCGGCGACCCGCGTCGGGTACCTCGCCGACTTCGCGGCGGCCGAGGGCCAGGCCGCACCGGTCGTGGCTGCGCGCGTGCTCGCGCCGACCGCGATCGACGTGCTCGTCGACGGGATCAACCCGCGTGGCGCGGTCTACGCGAGCATGCGCCAGGTTGCGCTCCACCTCGAGCGGAAGGCCACGGATGCCGAGGCCATAACTGCCGGCGCCGTGCTCGTGCAGGAGTACGCCGAGTCGACCGTCACATCGACGGGCGACTTCGTCGACCGCGAGGTGCTCGGCCCGAACCGGACGATCGCCGCCCTCCGCCGTGTCGCACACCCGACCGCGTGCGACCGCTGCCAGCGCGTCGCCGGGGCCCTCGTGTTCAAGCACCACCCGGCGCTGCGCCACCCGCAGTGCCGGTGCTCATTCGAGCCGGTCTACCTCACCGATCCGGACTATCAGGTCCGGCTGGCGAAGTACCGGGCCAACGCGGAGGCGAACATCCCGGGCCCGTACTTCCGGGACCTGCGGTATCGCGGCCGGCAGCAGCTCGAGGCGGACCGCTTCCGGCGCGAGTCGGTGTGGCTGCAGGACGAGTGGACCGCGTTCCTACAGGACGAGCAGGTCCGCATCGCGGGGCTCGTGAAGACGATCCCCTCCAACACCTATCGCGACTGGGCGGTCATGACCAGCGCGACGCAGGCGGAAGTCGGCAACGGGCTGCTTCCGGTTCTTACCCGAGATTGAGGAGCGCACGATGAGCGTAGGGCAGGGCGAGGGCGGGTCGGCGGACAGCGTCGCCGAGGGCGGCGGCCAGGGTGGCGCCGAGGGCACGAACGGGCAGACCGATACGCAGGGCCAGGGGCAGGGCTCCGGCGCGGAAGGTGGCGCGGACGCCCTCGGCGACGCCGGCAAGCGCGCCCTCGAGGCGGAACGGACCGCCCGTGAGACCGCCGAGCGCGAGCTCAAGCAGTACAAGGACGCCGAGGAGCAGCGGCGACGTGACGCGCTGAGCGAGGCGGAGCGCGCCAGCGAGGACACGATCCGCGCGGCCGTCGACGCGGCCAAGCAGGAGGTCCGCAACGAGTACGAGCCGAAGCTCAAGCGCCTGGCGGTCCAGGCGCAGGCGGCCGAGCGGTTCGTCGATCCCGAGGTCGTGGCGTCGCTGGTCAACATCACGGCGGAGTCGACGGAGGCGCAGATCAAGGCCGAGCTCGACCGCATCGCGACCGAGAAGCCGTACCTCGTGAAGCAGCCGGGCAAGTCGGTGACGATCGGCCAGGGCGTCCGGGACGGCGGGGCCGCGACCGGCGGCGCCGACTTCATCCGGGAGGCGTACAACAACCGCTAGCCCCGTCCGAGCACGACGCGGAGCGCCCCGGCCAGATGGTCGGGGCGCTCCGATGTTCAACAACGTGAGATGTCTCTGACCTAGCGTCCCGAGCGAGGTTGAGGAGCACGGGGCGGCGCGATGCCCACCGGGCCACCTCCCTCCCCCGCGACAGGCGCGATGCCGTCGACGAGGCCACACCCGTAACCGTGGTGCGCCCGTTGATGCGCGCCCATCGCGAAAGGGCCACACCTCATGGCGCTCGAAGTCACCGGCCGTTCCCAGGCCGAAGCCCTGATCCCCGAGACGCAGGTCAAGGAGATCATCAAGGAGCTGCCGACCAAGTCGGCCGCGCTGTCGCTCTGCCGCCAGGTGCGCATGAGCACCAAGAAGTCCAGCCAGCCCGTCCTCAGCACGCTGCCCGCGGCCTACTGGGTCAACGGCGACACCGGTCTCAAGTCGACCACGAAGGCTGCGTGGGAGGGCGTGACCATGGTCGCCGAGGAGCTCGCGGCCATC